ATGATTGGCGTTATGGCAGAGATGGCATTCTGTAAGTGGGCCAATCAGTATCCGAATCTCGATATTGCCCCTCAGTCTGGAACGACTGATGTAATCTATCAAGGATGGAAATGCGACATTAAGGCAACAGACCTTGAGAATGGTCAGTTGATCGTCCCAGTAAAGAAGAAAAAGGGCAGTTCAGATGTGTATGTTCTGGGGGTGATCGACAAAAACGTGGTTGATTTTCGGGGATTTGCTGTTGAGGATGAAATTATCAACGAGAAGCGGATCAAAGATTTGGGTCATGGGCCAACCTATTGCATGACACAAGAAGAGATAACAAAGTTCAAAGAAGATGCAGAGCAAGTCACGTCGTTGCAGTCAGTGTAAGAAGAAAGTCGATGCAGACGACGCATTGGCTCGTGGTTTGAGGGCTTTTTGCTCGATGGAGTGCCTAATGCTGTACACAAAGTCCGAACAGGGCAAGAAGACCGTTAGGAAGGCCATAGAGCGACAAGATCGTGAAGATAGGGCTAAGGTACGGGAAAAGCAAAAAACTCGCTCACAGTGGCTCTCTGAAGCTCAGAGCGCATTTAATGCCTATGTTCGATGGCGTGACCGGCACAATGGATGCATTTCCTGCGGTAAACACATTGGCGGGAAGTTCGGCGGTAATTATGACGCTGGTCATTTCCGTTCAAGGGGGTCAGCCCCTCATTTGAGATTCCATCTTTGGAACTGTCATAAGCAGTGTGTGAAGTGCAATCGCTACCTTTCAGGGAATGTTTCGGAGTATCGAGTGGCACTCATTTGGAAACTAGGGCATGAAAAAGTAGAGTACCTAGAGTGTTTGCAAAGTACCAAAGAGCATGATATAGATTACGCGAAACGTGTGAAAAGTATCTTTACACGTTTGTTAAAACATCGTCAGAAACTAGGGGGATATGATGTTAGTTAGGTATTTAGCCGTTCCATTTGAGGATCGTTTGTTCTTGATGCGATACGAAGGTTTTATTGGTTTTGTATATACCAATGCAGACCATGAGCTTTATTGGCAGATAGATGAACACGGCAATCCGTACGATGTTGAATTAGCCAGAATGCCGAGTAGTGACATTTGTGATGTAGGTTTTTCTGCTTTGATTCAAACGCCAGACAGTTGTGAACCTGAAGAAGAAACAAAAACAGAGATAGATATGTGCAAGTTGTGGGATTTGCCAGATGATATAGAGTGGTTCACTCCTATGTGGGAGGAAGTTACTGATGAAGATTGATGCAAAGTTTTTCTGCAACCACTGCGGTTCGACGTTCAGTGCGAAGGATACAGAACAAGCCAGCATCCGCTGTCCAATCTGTGATGGGTACAAAGTATCCCTACAACTGGACTTATGGAACGATCCTGATCCGGAGGAGTTTTCATCTGAAGTTGACTCCGATGGAATACCGGAGTAAAAAGAAAAATATGTGCCGGACGGGGTGTGAGAAGCCCCTAGCAGACCGGACTGAGAACTGAGGAAAAGTGACCCTAGCCGCACTCCGGCACACGGGTACAAATGTAAACATAAATAGTTACATTATCAATACTTTTCCACTCTTTCAGTCCCTCCTGCGTCCGTTAAAACTGTCGCATCGTGCAGTAGTACATAAAAAGCGAGATTGCAGTCCAACCTTTGAGGACGGGACAAACAGCGTTAGAGGTGATCCGCCTACGGGCAGGGACGGTTGAGCTACCGGCAGAGTTACCCACTGCAAAAGCACTGCTGATTACTGTGACTGCATGGACGATAACGTACTGGATGGACAGGGATCACCCTACGTCCTCTAAATGACAACTATGGGAAAAATAAATGGAACTACGTCCACATCAAGAAAAAGCAGTCGATATGCTGAGATACTCACTCAGCAGAGGAAAAAGAAGACCAATCCTAGCCGCACCATGTTCATTCGGGAAAACCATTACAGCGGCTTACATTTTTGAGGAGGCAGTGAAGCGCGGCAAGCGCGGAATCTTCATCTGTGATCGGATCAAGTTAGTCGAACAGAGCTTGGAAGCCTTTGATATTCACGGCATAGAAACAGGAGTTATACAAGGCAACCATCATAGATCAGATGGTTATATGCCGGTACAGATAGCGAGCATTCAAACGCTTGCACGTCGTTCTCGTATGCCTACCTTTGATTTTGCCATCGTCGATGAGTGCCATTCAGTCCACAAGTATCTCTTGGATATGATGAAAGCCTACAACAACATTCCTTTCATTGGATTGTCGGCCACTCCATTTAGTAAGGGTCTGGGGAATGTGTATGACGATCTGATTGTCCCAATCACGCCAGTTGAGCTACTGGAACAGGATTATCTCTGCCCGATCCACTATTACGGCGGCAGGAAGGTCAATTTGGATGACCTGAACCGTAGGGCTTTACCTACCGGAGGCACGGACTACGATCCAAAATCGTTAGAGCATCGCATCGAAAAAGATTCTTTGCTTGCAGGAGATATTGTTAAGAACTGGCTGAAGCATGGAGAGGATAGTCAGACTATCGCATTCAGCCCCTCGATCAAGCACTCAAAGTACATGGTAGAGCTGTTCCGGCAGAATGGGATTAGCGCAGAACACATCGATGGATACACAGACCCAGACTTACGGGAAGTGATGTTCCGAGCGCATGACCGTGGTGAGTTTAAGATTCTCTCTTGCTCCAAGCTACTGAACGTAGGGTACGACGCACCTTCTGTACGGTGTTTGATCGACTGCTATCCAACAACGTCTGTTATTGCGTACGTCCAGAGAGCCGGAAGAATCGCCAGAACAGCTCCAAATAAACCGTATAGCATCTACTTGGATCATTCTGGAAACGTGGCAAGGCATGGCTTTGCAGAACACATCGTGCCTTTAGAACTAGATACAGGTGACAGACCATTCTCTGAAACTAAACAGATCAAGGAGAAAAAAGAGGCGACAGTCTGGGAGTGTCCAGAGTGCTACCAACAGCGTACAGGCATGAAGTGTCCATGCGGGTACGAACTGCCGAAGGTAGAGCAAATCAAAGCAGACCAGCAGATACTCAAGCGTATGACTGCGGTAGAGAAGGCAAACTACCTGAACACGCCAGAAGATAAGGCAATGTTCTTAGGCGAGCTGGAGCTTCATGCAAAGCAGAAGGGATATAAGTCTAGCTGGGCTGGTCACCTGTACAAGCAGAAGTTTGGCGAGTGGCCTGAACGTATTGAGCCGATCCCTGCGACGCAAATCAGTGATGCCGTCAGAAAATATATTCAGTATGACCAAATCAGAAAGGCGCGAGGATTTTGGGGGCGACGTGCTTCTTGAAACTAGATTTACGTTTCTTGAAACTATATTCATGCTTCTTGAAACTATATTGGTCACGTCAGAAACTATATTGGCCTTTCTTGAAACTATATTCGGATTTGGTCAAATTTTGATCAATCGATGTTGCACCGCACAAAATGATGCACTGCACAATAATGGTGCAACGCACAAAATGCGCCTTTTTCTGCCCCTTTTGGTTGATGATTTGCGGCACTGCACAAATTGGTGCAATGCGGAAAAGTGCAGAAATTGCACAGGTCAAAATTTGCACAGCGAAAAATGACAAGCTCGATTTTTTGCCGCGTCGATTTTTAGGAGGTCGAATTTTTCCGGCGTGGACATTTACGCACTAGGATTTTTGACGATGGCACTTTTTACAAGGTCTGATTTTTTCAGCGTGAACATTAACGCACTGGGATTTTTGACTATGGCACTTTTTAGGAGGTTAGAAAATTTGCGCGTGGACATTAACGCTCTCGAAAAATTTTGAAACGGCAATTTAGGAGAAAAAAAAATTTCGTTTTCGTCATTTAGGAGAAAAAAAAATTTCAAAATGACCTTTTAGGAGGTCATAAGGGTCGAGAAAAATTTTAAAATGAGCTTTTAGGAGGTTAGAAAATTTTGGATTTTGAAACTATATTCTTGAAACTATATTACCCCTTTTTGAAACTATATTCAGGTTCGATCGGCCCTCGATCGGCCCTCGATCCATCGCTAACTGGTTGATTTATATGGAAAAATTTGAGGCTATCGTTTCGCGGCTCGATAAGGTGAAAGGCTCGGGCGATTCGGTGCGGGCTTGCTGTCCGGTTCACGGCTCCAAAGGTCAGACCCTCTCGATCACGGCAAAGGGCGGCGGCTATATCGTGGCGCACTGTTTCAGTTGCGGGGCGGGTGGGCCGGAATTGGTAAAGGCTCTCGGCCTTCCTTTGGCCTTGCTATTCCCTGATGACGACTACACGCCTCCGACGGTCAACCGAGAAATGCGGAGAAAGAACATAGAGGACGGGTTGACGCTTCAGGCTCCGCCAAAGAGCGAGCCGACGTTGGCAGAATATCGGGCAAGGCTGAAGGCGAAAGAAAGGGCGAAGGGGTACGAACTGAAAGCCGAGCAAGCAGAAGAAGAAGCCCCGCCAATAAGTCACCCCGCCCTTGATCCATTCAAGGCACAATTTCGGCAAGCGTTGGAACAGTCGCCCGCCCTTCGTTCTGAGTTAGTCGATAGTCACTGGGACGGGGTAGCGGATCGAGTCCGCAGAAAGGAGCGAAGAATTGCCGACACTGCGGCGGCTTTCTCTGAGCTAGAACCCGCCCCAGAACCTACCGCCGAGGCGTGGTTGATGGCCCAGAAATAAGCCCAAACCGTCAAAATGACCTAAGTTATTGATTTATAAGGGAATCGACGATCTTTCTCTGGGAATACCCTAGCAAGGGTGCGGGCAGATCGTCGCGTGACGGGCTTTAGAATGCGTCTCAGCGCACTTTGTAAACATCCGCCGAAACTATCCCGCCTTATATAGATAATAAGTACATATAAAGAGGGGGAGATTTTTTTGCTCTCATAAGCAAATAAAGTCCCCGCCGCTGTTGTATTTGTTGCTTTCAATGGTTATCTTTAGGACTCAGCTAAAAGGAGTCTGAAATTATGAAATTAATAAAGAAGTTTGATGATGTTATCTCGGTCTACTTTGACAAGGAGTGGGACGTGTTCAAGGTGGTTGTAGATGGCCGCCCAGAAGCCACAGCCGAAGAGGATGAAAAGCAAGATGCATTTGACACAGCCGCCGCGATGGTTCGCCGCCGTGCCGAGCATCCAGAAGCGTATGAGCCGGAGCCACTTCCTGAAAATGTCGCCCGCCGTGTTGGTGAATGGGACATTGGCAAAGTCAAAGACGAGCCAGAAACAGGCCGGGAGATTTGGTGGTTTGGTCACCATTCAACCGATGAAGAAATGGGAAGCGGTAACGTTTGGATTATGGGCGGCGAGATTACCGACTACGATGGCGTTTATGAATTGCCCGAAGATGTTGTGAAGGCTTTCGCCTTGCATGGCTTCGACGTTTCGTATGTTGAGGGGGTGTGAGATGAGGATCGGAACCTATTTTGTTTATCCGAAAGGGCAGAAGTCTAAAGGCTTTAAGATCGATGCGGTCAGCTTTGATGCGGCCAAGTCTATATTCAATCAAGCCGAGGGCATTTCAGACACTAACGAGAATCGCCGGAAACTTTGGGCGGAGAGGATTGCATGATGAATGATCGTCTTTCAGCTTTTTTGGTGGCGGTATTCTTTATCGCCGGATGGGTTGCCCCTTTGGGTTTTATCCTTTGGGGCTTGCTTTCGGGTGACACTGAAGCGGTGTTGCTCGGTTCTTTGCAAATCGGCCTTTGTGCGGTTTGTACCTTTTTCTTTCTTGTTTCTATCTCAGGGGGTGAGCAATGAGCGCACACAATCAAGACCCGTTTGCGGGTATTCCAGAACTGGCCGCTGATGTAGCGGCAACGCCTCGGGCAGAGTTTGCCAACGCGAGCCACGCACTGATAGCAGGGGCCGACGCTGAGACGGTTGCGGAGTATGTCGAGAAGTGCGCGGCGTGTAACGGTACGGGCCGTTTCCGGTCTTACACTGGCCGAGTGGTTGGTGAGTGCTTTAAGTGCAACGGCGCGGGCAAGCAGTCATTTAAGACTAGCCCAGAACAGCGGGCCAAGGCTCGCAAGCGGTCATCCGATAAGAAGGCCGCCGAGCGTAAGGCGGCCATTAAGGCTCACGCTGATTGGCATTTCGGCCTTACTGATGAACAGCGCGACGCTTGCGGGTGGCTTATCACTGCGACGACATATATCCCTTTCTGGATGAATAACGAAGTCGCCCAGAGCTTGATTGAACAGTTCCGCAAGTCGAAGCCGTGGAGCGAGAAGCAGTTGGAGATGGTCATGCGGTGGCATTCCAAAGCCGTCGAACGTCAAGCTGAGAAAGCGGCTCAGAAAGAGCGGCAGTTGACGCCGTGCGCTGTGTCCGAGAAGTTTGTCGAGCTATTTGCTCATTTCGAGAAAGCTAAGGCGGCATACAAAGCCAAGCCAGTTTTACGCTTTGTCGGCCTTCGGATTGCCGAGGCGAAAGCTGGATCGGTCAACGCTGGCTGTTTGTATGTGAATGACGATGCGGATCATTACGAAGACCGCGAGTACCTTGGCAAAATCACGCCCTCCGGCGAGTTTGTCCGCTCCAAGTCATGCACCGATGCACAGGCGGCGGCTGTCGAGGCTAGCGCGTCTGATCCTTTGGCGGGTCTGACTGAATATGCGAAAGTGACTACCGAAAGGGGCGAGGGCCGCTGTGGGTGCTGTGGCCGCACTCTGACCAATCACAAATCAATCGAAGACGGCATCGGGCCAATTTGCCGCGACAAATGGGGGTTTTAATTATGAGAATCACAACGGCACATTTAGAAAATCTGACTGATTGGGTGAACGCTGAAAAGGGTTACCCTCGGGAGGCGTTTAAGTGGATGGCAAGCGGCAATTATGAGGGTCAGATCGGCCACATCCTTTGCAAGCGGTCTTCTGGGTCTTGGCACATCGAACAGATCGTAACCAAGGGCGGCGGAGTGCGTGACCTGCGGAGCGGTACGGCGCGGGAGTGCTACGAATTCCTGCGCGGTATGCAAGAAGCCATAATGCTTGACCACTTCGCGGAGCGTTACGGGGTGGCGGTATGAAAACTCAGACCTTTGGATATTCGCGGGCCTATCGCTTCAAGCGGGCGGCTCATTATGTGGCGGGCTATCTCAGCGTTTCGGGGCTTGGCTTTCTGTTCGCTTGCTTGCTAATGGGTGCAACTGAATATCTGTTCCCGTTGGCCGTTTTTATGACTATTTGCGCGGCTGTCTCAGTTGCATCAAATCCAGATAAATCAAGGGGTTAGTATGTCGAATGTGGTAAAATTAAGGGGATTCGAGCGGGTAGTGGTTGAAGAGTTCAACCATGAACCTGACGGCCCTTGGCACTATGAAATAGAGGTTTGGGAGGCGAACGCAAAGGAGATGGCTGATAGCTATCAACGGCTTCAGCCTTCAGAGGTTCGGGAATACCTAGCCGGTGACCTTAACCTGTTTGTCCTCAAGGTGCGGGCTTGCGTTGATCCTACATGGATCGGCACTTCTGTATCACCTCCCGTATGGGTAAAGGGTCAGACCTTCTCAGGGGGTCAGATCAGAACAGAGGCGGGCGAGGCGATCAGTTCGCCGTGGTTCCATAGCCTATGCTTTCAGGCTAAACGCTCAGGGGTTGAGCGACTCGCTGACATACTGGGCAGAATAGGGATTAGCGAAGCCAGAAACGAGGTAGAGCGAAGGATCGGTCTGAGGTAGCCTAAAAAGCCACACAGTAAACGATCTAGGGCCGGACGGGTAAAAACCTCTCCGGCCTTTCTTATGTCCTCTCCTAGCGTCTCTCTGTAAGCCTCTGATATGCTTTCACCCATTGTTCATAGATGGGGTCTTAGACAATGCCAATTCACAAACCTGTTACCAATCCAAAAGGGGGACGGCCTGAAGTCGCCCTAACATCGCAAGAACTCACACAACTCGAAACAATGGCGGGCTTCCTATCACAGCGTGAAGCCGCCGCGATCATTGGGATCAGCGAGAACACCATGACCAAACTGATTCGGGAGAATGAGTCTGTTAATACGGCGTGGAAAAAGGGACGGGCAAACGCGAACCTAGCGGTCAGCCAATCCCTATTCAAGAACGCCACGCAAAAGATGAATCCTCTAGCTCAGCTCTTTTGGCTCAAGTGCATGGCGGGCTGGACTGAGGCAACACCGGAACAGGAGAAGCCGACAATCAATATCACCTACACCCAAGCACCGGATCGGATCGAGCGCGACGTGACTCCACGGCCTGACCATCTGGAACTAGATGCGGACGGGTAGCGAGCGGGCGGCGGCGGATCGGGCGGAAAGTCAGGCGGGGCGCGGCTTTCGGGCGGGCGGGTGCATCCCCCCATCGAATCCGAGGCGGCGGCGGACAGCCCCCCTTAACTCCAGCCAGACAAATGGCGTTCGACTCGGCCCGAAAAATCTGGGAGACTAAAAGGGCTTCCCTCAAATGTTAATAAATGAACATCGTCTCGCGGGGCGATAAACGAATAAGGATACTTTTTTGCATTTAGAGCTGACCAAACCACAGATTGAGTACATTGAGACGGGTAGTCAGTTTCCGGCAATGGTGGCTGGATTCGGTGCTGGGAAGACTGAAGCGGCTGTGTTTCGAGCGATTTTCGGCTTAATCAATACTGCGAATGCCTGTAATACCGATCAATCGAGTGAGAAGTTCTATCCTGTACGGGGGTTTTATGCTCCGACGTTTGACTTGATTCGAGTCATTGCATGGCCGAGGTTTGAGGCAATTCTGGAACGATTGGGGGTTCCCTTTACTTTGCAGAAGAGTCCGTTGAATCGGATTATCATTCATGGCATTGGGGAAATACTGTTTCGGAGTATGGAGAATCCATCGAGGATTATCGGTTACGAACACTGTGATGCTGATGTGGACGAGTTGGATACGTTGAAAACTGATGATGCTCAAGACGTATGGCGAATGATCCTTGCACGGAATCGACAGTACAAACCTGATGGATCGAAAAATACGATTGGAGTTACTACCACTCCTGAAGGCTTCCGGTTTGTCTACCGGACTTGGAAGCAATCCCCGAAAGAGGGGTATGAGATTATCCAAGCTCCTACGGAGTCGAACCCTTATCTACCTGAAGATTATATCAAATCGCTACGAGATATGTATCCCAGTAACCTACTGGATGCTTACTTGTATGGACAGTTTGTCAACTTACAATCTGGTTCGGTTTACTCCTCGTATGACCGGAAGGTTTGTCGAAGCGAAGAAACAATCCGCAGGGGAGAGCCTTTGTACATTGGATGTGACTTTAACGTGATGAATCAGGCCGCCACTGTGTATGTGCAGAGGCAAGGGATTTGGCACGGCGTGGCTGAACTGGTCAAGATGCAAGATACTCCTCGCATGATTGACAAGATTCAGAACGAATGGCAGTCGAAAGGTCATGCCATTTACATCTACCCTGATGCGAGTGGGGCGGCGACTAAATCCGTGAATGCGAGTATTTCTGACTTAGCCTTGCTGGAAGAAGCTGGGTTTACCGTCCGTGCGAACAGGGCTAACCCTCGTGTACGGGATCGAATCGCGGCAATGAATGCGGCTCTGGAATACGGGAAGGTGAAAATCAATCCGATTACCTGCCCTGTGACTGCCGATTGTCTGGAACAACAAACCTACAAGAATGGTGAACCAGATAAATCTGCGGGCCACGATCACCAGAACGACGCAACCACTTATCCGATTGCGTATGAGTTTCCGATTCGTAAGAGAGTGGCTGATGTGGACTTTGGTTTTGCTGTATGATGACTGTTGGGGATACAATATGCCTAAATTTGTGAAGGGTTAAGCCATGCCAGTAAGCACCCAGCATCCAGAGTACGCCAAATACCTACCGATTTGGACGCAAACTCGTGACGCAGTTTGTGGATCAATCGCTGTCAAAGAGAAGAAACACAACTATCTTCCCGTCCCAGACAACACTTCTGGAGACGAACGCAAGGGAACGGAGACAGTTCGTTACCGCCAGTACATGAAACGCGCTCTGTATGCGAACTTCACTGGACGCACGAAAAATGCGCTAGTGGGTGCGGCATTCCGCAAGAACCCAAAGATCGAACTACCGGAAGACTTGGAGTATCTGAGAAAAGATGCGACAGGCGACGGACTATCTCTGATCCAGCTATCGAAAGACGAAATGTCCAACGTCATGGAAACGGGGCGCACGGTATTCCTCGTTGACTATCCGCAGATTGAAACTGGCCTTAGTGCGGAAGATGTGGAACGAATGAACCTCCGAGCGAGTATCATTCCGTACACAGCGGAACAAGTCATTAACTGGAAGACAGATATTGTCGGTGGCCGCAGAATGCTCACCTCAGTAGTGATCGCTGAACACTACTTGGTGGCGGCGGATGAGTTTGACCATACCAAGAAGATTCAATATCGCGTTCTCCGACTGAAGGAACAGGGATATTCTCAACAGATTTATCGTGAAGACGAGCCATTCACGGAAGAGTTTTACCCGACACGAGCTGACGGAACCAACTGGGATAAGATTCCACTGGTCTTCGTAGGGGCAAAGAATAACGACTCAACGATTGATGATGCACCTCTGGCAGATATTGCCGAAGTCAACATCGCTCACTTCCGTAACTCAGCAGATTACGAAGAGTCCTGTTTCCTTGTGGGCCAACCCAGCCTGTTTCTCACGCATTCCCTCTCGTTGGAACAGTTCAAGGAGTACAACCCACAAGGAATCAAACTAGGCTCTCGCGCCGGTCACGTCTTAGGTGAGACGGGTTCTGCCACTTTGCTTCAAGCCAATCCAAACCAACTGGTCATGGAGGCTATGAAGACCAAAGAAGAGCAAATGGTTATGATCGGCGCACGGATTATCACTGATCGCGCAGACCGCGAGACTGCTGAAGCGGCGAAAATCCGCTTTGCAAGTGAAAACTCTGTCCTTGGTGATGTGGTATGGAATCTCTCGGAAGCGATTGAGACGTGCATTGGCTGGGTCGGTGAGTTTATGGGTGTAGATACATCCGATGCGAAGTTTGAGATTAACCGTGAGTTTTACGATAAAGCTCTTGATCCGCAGTTGATTATGTCGATGGTCACTTTGCTCGATAGATCAATCGTTTCGGAACAGGACATATTCAATCGACTCAAGTCGGCAGGGATTGTCGAACCAGAACGAACACTGATGGACGTGCAAGACGAGTCTGGAATGATCGGCTTTGCGCCAGCGCAGGAGATTACGAATGGCAACGGCGAAGAAAACCAATCCTAAACTCTGGGAGAAGGCCAAAGCGGAAGCCAAAGCAAAGATGGGCGGGAAGCATTCTGCCCGTGCCATGCAACTAGCGACTAAGATTTACAAGGACAAAGGCGGTAAGTATGCAGGGGCTAAGAAGCCAAGCAATAGTTTATCTAAGTGGACTAAGCAGGATTGGGACTACACTGGCAAAGAAGGTAAGTCTCGCTATCTTCCGAAGAAGGCACGGGAATCACTATCAGCCGGTCAAAAGGCCGCAGGAAGCCGAGCCAAAAACAAAGCAACAAAATCAGGAAAGCAAACAGCCAAGTACACGCCGTCCGAAAGGAAAGCAGTGAGGAGAGCAACTCGTGGCTAAGAAAGACCCTAGGCTCGCTCGTGCAGGTGTTGCTGGGTACAACAAACCCAAGAGAACGCCGAGTCACCCGAAAAAATCTCACGTCGTTGTCGCAAAAGTCGGGGATAAGGTGAAGACCATCCGATTTGGCGAACAGGGCGCGAAGACCGCAGGTAAACCGAAAGCCGGTGAGTCAGAAGCAATGAAGAAGAAACGTGCGTCATTCAAGGCGCGTCATGCAAAGAACATCGCCAAGGGCAAAATGTCTGCGGCATATTGGGCTGATAAAACGAAATGGTAGTCAATGGCACTTTCTGATGAGATACAAGATGCCATAACAAGGCATCAAATTTTCATATTAAGGTATGCCGCAGGGCGCGAGAAAGAAGCGTCGCAATATGTAGACCGTGTAAAAGAGATGATTCAGGATGAACTTCGCAACGAGGAGCTGACTGATCTTGATCTTGCACGTCTGAACCGATTTATGGATGAAGTCCAACTGTTTGCCGAGGAGCAATATCAAGCTCTGGCAGACAAAGTTGCTGATGATGCACGGGAACTTGCGGCCCAAGAAGTAGATTGGAACGCAGGATTACTCAGTCGAATCATCGGAGAAGATATTACAGTACCTTCTGCATTTCGCACGGAACTATCTGTTTTTGCTGAAGTTTTACTCGCTGGAGTGGCGGGTGCAACGGTGCGCGGAGTGGCAAATGCCTTCCGGCAAACCAAGACCGTTCAGCTTATGCAAGCCATTCGAGATGGTGTGACGATGCGGGAAGATAACTTTCAGATCGGACGACGGGCTGAATCTGTGACTGGATTGCACAAGAAGCAAGCAGGTTCGATGATCCGCACGATCAGTAATCATGTGTCCGTGAAAACGAGAGATACTGTCCTGCAAGAAAACATTGGTCTGTTTGATGGGTATGAGTGGGTTGCTGTACTCGATTCTCGTACGTCGATCATTTGTGCAGGGAGAGATGGAAAAATATATCCATTGACGGATGATCCTGAAAAGTCACCGAAGCCTCCGGCGCACTTCAACTGTCGCTCGACGATCACTCCGGTAGTGAAGGCGGGGTTTGAGGATCGGGTAAAAAAGCCAAAGCCTCGGACAGCAGAAGGCGCAAAAGGTAAGACAAAGGTCAGGCAGACCACAACGTATGAATCATGGTTGATTAGACAACCCGCATCTTTCCAAGATGAAGTATTAGGAGTCACGCGAGGACGGTTGTTTCGTCGCGGGGGCTTAAATCTTTCTAAGTTCGTTGATGATTCAGGGAAAACCCTGACGCTCGATGAGTTAAGAAAAGTCGAACCTGAAGTGTTTAATAGGTTAAAATTGTAACTGGAGTCTGAGACTCAACGTGCGAAGCTAGAGGTGAAGCATGGAATTTCTAAATGAAGTAGAACTGGACGATACGGTCAAACAACAACTGGCCGAGAAGTTCAAGGAGACTCTGGATAAGAGTCTGGAAGAGAAAGTCGCGGAAGAAGTTTCGGGACTCAAGGCGAAAAACGACGAGCTGTTGGCTGAGAAGAAGGCCGCACAGCGAGCGAAGGAGGAGCTAGATGCCAAGGCCAGAGCTGACCAAGAGAGGTATGCTAAAGAAAACGGGCAATACCAAGAGCTTTATGAAAGCCAAAAGCAAGAAGCCGAAACTCTACGCCAAAAAATCGAAGAAATGAATTATCTGGCTACCCGACAAAAAGTGCAGTCGGAGGCCACAAAGATTGCTTCTACGTTGACAAAAGACGTAGGTAAGGCAAAATTATTGGAAGAAAAGCTAAGTCAGAGACTTACGCTTTTAGATGGAGAAATTAGAGTGACTGATGACTCAGGTCAACTGACAGTCAGTTCGCTCGATGATTTGGTGACTACGGTCAAGAACGATTTTCCGTTCTTAGTCGATGGAATCCAAGCAACTGGTGGCGGGGCCACTCGTTCACAAGGCAGGGCCGATGTGGGCAATCGACAGATCAGCCGAACAGATTTTGAGGCATTAGCGCAAGGTCAACGAGCGCAATTCCTGAAAGAGGGAGGCAGAGTATTTAATGATTAAGGAGAGGCCACATGGCTAACGTATTAACAGATTTGGCGGCAGACATTTACAAAGCCGCAGACGTAGTAGGGCGTGAGCTGGTTGGCTTTATCCCTGCATCTACAATTAACGCTAACGGCTCAGAGCGTGCGGCGAAGGGTGACGTAGTTCGTGCATCATTCACACGCGAAGCAACAGCAGTTGATGTATCAGAGTCTATGACGATTCCAGAAGGAACCGATCAGACTGTTGATAACAAGACTCTGAGCATCACAAACGCTCGTGCAGTTCAGATTCCGTACACTGGTGAAGACATTCTCCACTTGAACAACGGTATTGGATACGAGACTGTGTACGGTGACCAGATTGCTCAGGCAATGCGTACTCTGACAAACGAAATGGAGCAGGACTTGTGGGAAGAAGCCTACACCAACTCTTCTCGTGCGTTCGGTACTGCCGGTACAACACCATTTGGCTCTAACTTCTCAGAGATTGCTGAGATTCGCCAAATCCTCGTTGACAACGGTATGCCACAAAACGACGGTCAAGTATCACTTGTACTGAACACTCTCGCAGGAACTAACTTGCGTCAGTTGGCTCAGTTACAGCAAGCAAACACTGCTGGCGGTACTGATCTTCTGCGTCAGGGCGTTTTGCTTGACCTTCAAGGTCTGGGCATCCGCGAGTCTGCACAAGTCAGCACTCACACCAAGGGTACTGGTACTGGCTACCTGTTGAACGATGCTTCATCTGCTGTCGGTGATACGACAATCGCAACTGACACTGGTACAGGAACTATCCTTGCAGGTGACATTGTGACCTTCGCAGGTACATCAACTCAGTACGTTGTAAACACAGCTCTGTCTGGCGGTTCATTCGTCATCGGCGGAACTGGTTTGACTGCGGCTGAAGCTGACAACGACGCGATCACTGTGGGCAACAGCTACACAGCGAACATTGCGTTCCATCGTCGCGCTCTTGAGTTGGCGGTTCGTGCGCCAGCAGTACCACAAGGCGGAGATACAGCAGACGATGCTATGACAGTTCAAGATCCAGTTTCAGGATTGGTCTTTGAAGTCCGTGTTTATAAGGGCTATCGTAAGACTATGATCGAAGTTGCGGCATCTTGGGGTGTTAAGGCTTGGAAGTCTGACTTCATTGCCACATTGGTTGGCTAAAAGTAGCGGGGGCTTCGGCCCCCGTTTTTGATGAGGAAGCTGAAGATGGCAGAATCAAAGACTACCGCAAAGAAAGCTCCGGCTAAGAAGCCAGCGGTTAAGAAGGCGGCTCCAAAGAAAGAATCCAATGCGCTTGTCACAATGGTTAATGACGAGGGCAAGACAGCAAGTGTTCATCCATCAATGGTTGAAGACTACAAATCAGGCGGTTACAAGGAAGCATAATCATGGCTAAGAAAGACGTGGTTGAGGAAGTGGCTGTCGAAGAAGAGGTTGTCGTTGAAACTACATCTGCCCCGAAAGGGACGACAAAGATGGTTCACGCTGACGGCAGAGTTGCGTATGCACACGAGTCAATGATTCCGGCATACAAATCCGGCGGGTTCAAAGAGGAAGAGTAATGGCACTTGTAGTCGAAGATGGGTCAGTCGTTTCTGGGGCTAATTCTTACATTACCCTAGCTGATTATCGCGCATGGGCGAACGCACGAGGGATTAGTGCGTCAGATTCAGACACAGTGCTTGAACGCTATGTGCTTCGTGCAATGGATTACTTTGAACAATTAGTGTTCATTGGTAACAAAGCTAATGAAAATCAACTCCTCCAATGGCCTCGCACAGAAGCCCTCATAGACGGCTATTATGCTGATGCGACGGAAATACCTGCCCAAGTGAAGAAAGCCGTGTACGAGGCTGTTAAAGTCGAAGCAGACGGGTATTCAGAACTAAATAACCAAGACCGCAGGACAATCCGCGAGAAGATCGGTGATATTGAGATTCAATACGCTGATAACAGCGAGAACCGTACGATTACCCCTGCGCTTACCTCTGCGCTGAGTAAACTGGTGCAACCGGCGACTATCGTAGGAAGACTATGAGCTTCAATTACACTGCGTTACAGAATAGTGCTGGAGCCTTGCTTCAGAAGTTCGGGAGGCAGTTGACGTTCACTCGTACGGCAGATGGAGCGTATGACGCGACGACAGGCAAGAAGACGCAAACTACTACGACGTTTACAAAGTACGCTTGCGTGTTTGATTATTCTGCCGAAGAGCTAACCTTAGATAATATTGAGGCGGGTGATCGTCGAGTCTTAGCAGAAGGCCATGCTTATCAAGTAGGAGATACTGTATCTCTTGATAGTCAAAACTTTCGAGTTGTTGCAGTATCTAACATTCAACCGGCTGGTACTGTACTAGCGTGTAACTTGCAGGTGAGAAAGTGAGTCGTAAGTTTGGCAAAAGGCTGGAAGGTGCTACTGCAAGGATTATTGATAAGGCGGAAAAGCGCGTCAAAAACTTAATTGGCGTAACTGCACGAGCAATCATCAGGCAAACCCCTAAAGATAAAGGTCTGCTAATCAATAATTGGTATGCATCCAAGGGAAATTTCCCGCAGGGTAGAACTAAGTCTGTTGACCGTAGTGGCAAAAAGTCCATCGCAAGAATCAACAAAACCGTTGACTCTTTAAAACTAGGGCAGACTTTTTACATGGCTAACAATCTTCCATATGCGAGGGTTGTGGAATATGGCTTGTATCCAAATCCTCCAAAGAATCCAACAGGCAAGACTGTCAATGGGTTCTCTAAGCAAGCTCCGGCAGGAATGGTCAGGATTAACATTAGAAAGCTCATCTCCAAAATACGAGCTGGGGGAGCTGTTTAATGGCTACTCATTTCAATGATCTTCAGGCGGCATTAGATGGTAGGTTATCGACACTGAGTGGCGGATATTCTATCGCTTGGCCGAATACAAAGTTTGAGCCAGAGGCAAATCAAACTTTTCTTAGTCCATCCTTTTTACCAACAGGAACGGTACAAGCAGGGCTTGGCTCTACTGGCAAGGATGAAACAAACGGCATTTATCAAATAGATGTTGTTTATCCAGCAGGGGCAGGGCGTTCTACGATTCCTGATTCTGTGGCAGATCATTTTAAGAGAGGCACTGTTTTGTCTTATAATGGTCTAAATGTCAGGATTCGATCTGTTTCGATTGATCCTGCTGTGACTGAGGGTGCGTTTCATTTCGTGCCAGTGACAGTCGATTTTCAAACTTATACTGACGCGAGGTAGGAAAAATGGCTATCGCAAACGGCGCACAACATTCCCTGCACTTTATTGCAGAGAGTACCTATGGAACTACTCCAGCAACACCAACTTGGACTCCTTTACCGCACACAGGAACGACTTTGGCTTTGTCAAAAGATGGCATTGAATCAGAGAAACTGCGCGGTGACCGGCAGGTCGAAGATTTTCGTCATGGCAACAAGTCTGTTTCAGGGGATGTTTCCGCTGAATTAGAATACGGAGCATTTGACGACATTCTTGAAGCTGTGATGTGCGGAACTTGGACAACTAACGTCCTAAAGACAGGCACAACTCGTCGCTCTTTCACTCTTGAGCGTAAGTTCGCAGATTTGGCAACTCCAGAGTTTCATCGCTATACAGGGTGTGAGTTCAACACAATGAGTATGTCGATCAGCCCAAATGCTATGGTTAGCACTACTTTCGGGGTTGTAGGTAAGGATTTAGCACTTGATACTGCTGAAGTTGCTTCATCAACCTATTCTGCTGACATTGGCAATACACCGTTTGATTCATTTACTGGATCGATCAATGAAGGTGGTTCTTCAATCGCAACAGTCACAGCACTCGATATTTCTATTGAGAATGGTCTGGAGCCTTTGTTCTCGGTAGGTGATGACACAACTAGCCGCCCTTCGATTGGCAAGTCTCGCGTCACTGGTTCACTAACCACTTACTTCGACAGCAAGGCACTGTACGAGAAGTTCCTAAATGAAACTGAGTCTGACATTGTATGCACACTGACAGATACAGCAGGGAATGACTACATCATCGATTTGACGCGAGTTAAGTTTAACTCAGGACAGCCGGACGTTTCAGGGGAAGGTGCGGTTACAGTGAGCATGGACTTTGTTGCCTTGTACAGCAGTGCTGACGCTTCACAGCTCGTTATTACCCGTACACCGGCATAATTTAGAAACAATAAAACCTAGGGGGTTTTATGGAGATTAAACAACTGGCAACAGTTGAAAGGCACGAAGCTGGGATGGAGTTCCAGCTCGTAAATCAGGTAACTGGTGAAAAAGAGGACGCAGTATTTAAGGTCAAGGGTACTGACTCAAAATCTTGGCGCGAAGCAAGTAAAGCACAGCGCAGGAAGTATCAAGATGAAGAGTCTATTGACTTTGTAGACCATGAATATCTATGGCCTATGGTGGCAAGCGTCATCATTAGCTGGGACAACTTGAATAAAGGAGGAGAGCCATTTGAATATTCTGAAGAGAATGCTCAGTGGTTGTGTGAAAACTCTCCGATTGTTGTCAGTCAGATATTTGCGTTCATTGTCGATAGGGATAATTTTACCGAAGACTGATTGATGAATTTGTGACCTACGGGAAATGGTGCTATCACATGAACCAGTTTCCCGAAGGTTCAAAGATCAGTCGATACGAAACGCTGAAACAAGTTGAGAAAAGTCGCGGGGTCACACCGCCAGAGCTTTTGAACGCGCCAAAGCTATCTTGGCAACATACTGATAGTTGGAATGCGTATACTTCTCTCAGGGAGCATACTTATCTTGAGTTAGAAAGTTATATGCGCCTCACTCAATCAGAATTGGATTGGTGGGAGGTCACAGCAATTATGGAGCTTGCGAAGCATAAGGTTTAGTTATGGCAACAGATATTGAAAAGCTACAAATTGCGATTGAGACGGTAGGCACAAAAGCCGCTCAAAAAGAGCTTACCAGAATGAAGAAAGCCGCTGATGAAGCGGCAAACGGCGTTGATGGATTAAATAAACAAACGAAAAAAGCTCCTCCTCTCTTAAAAGGATATAGGGGCGCAACCTCAGCTCTAACTAATACTACTGGTCAATTATCTGTTCAGTTGCAGGATGTTGCAGTCCAAGCACAAATGGGTACTGATGGCCTCCGCATATTCGCGCAACAGGGGCCGCAGATTGCCTCTATCTTTGGCCCAACTGGTGCTGTCGTCGGTGCATTGATTGCAGTCGGCGCGATCATTGCAGGGCCGTTTGTCAATAGCTTGCTAGCCGCCAACGAACAGCTCGAAAAGGCAACAAAAGGTCTTGAGGGGGTCAAAGATAAGATATATGAGCTGACCGAAGCTGAAAAAGCGGCGAGGGGAGCAATACTTGCTCGGCAAATGCGCGAAACTAGAGAAGCAATCAAGCAAGCAGAAGAATCTTTACAAGATGCAATAAGCACGAATCAGACCTTCCAGAAGGGCGGGAAAGATGTTGCGTCTATTTACTACCAACTAAAAAACGGAGTCATCGATTACGATGAAGCTCTTGCTCAATCAAGCGAAGAATTGTTGATAGCGCAAGCTAACGTAGAAGATCAAAAACAGGCTTACAAAGAACTGTCGGATATTTTTGACATATTAACCGGCAAGGTTGACGAGGAAACGGAAGCTCAGAAGCGCAGGAAAAAGGCTGTTGAGGAAACTCTCAATCAAGGAAGAATACAAGTAGCTACCCTTAGAATGAGCGCAATCGAGGCAGAGCTGTTTAGGTTTTCATTGCAAGGTGCTACTGAAGATCAGATCAAGGCTCGTCGAGCGCAGTTAGAGGCTACTGCGGCATTTAAGGCAGATCAAGAGGCCAAAAAGAAAGCAGATCGAGAAGAAGAGGCTCGGAAGGCCGCCCGCAAGAGTTACATTGAGTCATTAGAACTACAATCTCAAAAGCAAGGTAAATCTGTATTCCAGCAGATCATGGCAACAGCCGCGACAAAAAATCTCAACGACGAGCAGATGAAGCGAGTAACGATTGCGGCAGTAAGAATACAACAGCAAATTGATGAACAAGAGCGTCAGAAAGAGCTAAATGATGAACAGCGCGAATCATTGCGAATTAGTCAACAGGTAGCCGCCGCCAGACAGAGAGAGCAAGAGGCGTTAAAGCAAGCTCAGTTAGAGCTGGCAAAAGCCTTTGAAGACGATAGAAATAAGGCGATTGCTGAGTTACGTCAAGCTGGCCTATTGGAAGAGGAGAGGTTGCAAGACCTTTCGTACCAAAGACAACTAGATAAGCTCAAATTATTCCTTGCTCAGAAAAGCATTACTGAGGAAGAGTTTGGTGAAGCAAAGAAAAAGCTAGACAAGAAGACTCAAGATGCCGCAATCAAGACTGCGGCTGATGGCCTTCAGGCTTTGGGTCAATACAACAAGACAGCATTTGAAGCGCACAAGGCTTACGCATCGGGCAAGGCGGTTATGGATACTTATGCCGCCGCAACAAAAGCATTTGCAGAGATTCCGCTCCCGTGGAGTATCGCGGCGGCGGCAGGGATCGTAGCAATGGGATTAGCCAACGTAGCATCAATTCAGTCACAACAATATCAGGGCCGTGCGCTTGGTGGGCAGGTTCGTGGTGGTCAAACCTATGTTGTCGGAGAACGTGGCCCAGAACTGCTGACGATGGGCGGAAGCGGCACTGTCACCCCGAATGAGAAACTCAGGGGTTCTACTGGCACTCAGTCTGTGTCAGAGACAGTCAATATTAACTTCCAGATCACTGCGAATGATGCATCAGGATTCGATCAACTTCTTGTCGCAAGACGAGGTATGATTGTCAGCATGATTAACCAAGCAATGAATAATCGTGGAAGGAGAGGCTTAGTATGAGCTATCCAACTGATCCAGAGTTTCAGTCAGTCAATTTCAGGTCTAATTCTCCGGTTACCTCTAATACATCTATCTCAGGGAAGCGCACAGTTCGCTCATTAAATTCTCAGAGATGGGAGTTTTCAGCTAGATATGACAGGCTTACTAAGGCAGAGTTTGGCCCTGTGTACGCATTTCTTGTTTCGCAGGGCGGTCAGTTTGGAGAGTTTTCAGTCACTCCAACAGAAATTAGTTCGGCTCGCGGGACTGCCAGCGGCACTTGCACGATTACTTCTGGGGCCAGCGCAGGAGCAACAACTGTATCTGTGGGGCTTACTGGGACTTTACTTAAAGGTGATTTAGTCAAGTTCTCCAACCATACAAAGGTCTACATGGTTACAGAGGATCGTAGCGGCAATGGAACGCTGACAATATTTCCTGCTTTGCTTCAGGCTGTGACAACATCTCATACGGTTGTCTATGATGATGTGCCGGTGCAGGTAAGATTGGTCAATGATATTCAGGAATTTGAGTTAAACTCTAACAATCAGTATACGTTTGAAGTTGATTTTAGAGAGTCTTACTAATGGCACGGACTATCAATTCCAGCACTCTTGCTTCGTTTCAGTCGGACTCTTCATACATTCTGCATCTAGTCAGCGTTGACCTGACGACGACTGTTATACGATATACATCTGCACCTATCGACGTGACTTACAACTCAAATACTTACACAGCAAGCGAGCTATTTGTGAATGTAGGAGGGGTGGCGCAAAGCTCCACGTTGCAAAACAATCAGTTGGGCATTTCTATATCCACTGCCGAAGGTAGTTTTGCACAGTATATGCAGACGTATAACTGGCACAACGGCGAAGTTCTTTACTATCTAGCCGCTTGTGATTCTTCGTCATCTATCATTGGTAGTCCAGTCCTGATGTTTAAGGGTCTTTTGTCCACTTGGAGTCTAAGCGAAGAAGATGGCAGTCAATTAGAGTTGACAGCGGACTCTCATTGGGCTGACTTTGAAAGAATTGGCGGAAGGAGAACAAACACCAATTCACAGCATCAATATGATTCAGCGGATGATGGGATGGACTTTGCCGCAGAAGCCGTTCGTGACATGAAGTGGGGTGTTGCGTAATGGGTCTAATAGACAATCTTTGGAAAGAAACAAAAAGTAATCTTAACTTCAATGCCGCCACTAGCGGTGTTAGAAATACCTTTAAGGCGGCTGGCGGTTTATTAAACAATCCGCTAGAAGAAATTAACGGCGGGTTCACCGAGCTAGTCGAGCTGTTTGTTGATATTCCTGATTTTGGCGATTTTTCTGCTTCCCAACGATCAGCTTTACTGAATAAGCAAGCCAATGATGCTCACATACCTGTCATCTATGGTGAGCGTAGAGTCGGCGGCGTTCGTGTTTTCATGGAGACGGGCGGCACGGATAATCAGTATTTGTACATTGCATTAGTGCTATGTGAAGGGCCGGTACATTCTATTGGCGACATTTATATTGACGATGTTCTTTCCACAGATTCTCAGTTTTCAGGTCTGGTTACGATTGACAAGAAGACTGGTGAATCAAATCAGACAGCTAGCACAACTCTGACAGAAGCTACATCTTGGACTTCTACTCACAAATTGAGCGGCCTTGCTTATCTTGGTATTCGGCTGAAGTACGACTCAAATGTGTTTTCTGGGCTACCGAATATCCAAGCAGTCGTAAAAGGACGCAAAATATATGATCCACGCAAGGATAGTACGTCTGATGGGTATGACAGTTTACTTGGTGTAAGTACGCATCGTGAAAATGATGTTACAACGTGGGAATGGACTGACAACAATGTCATTTGTTTGCGCGACTATTTGTTCGATGATAACTACGGCAAAGGCATTCCCTCGTCGGAGATTGACGACGTATCAGTCAAAGTAGCCGCCAATCTCATTGACACATCGGTGACGGAATATACTGGAGCATCAGGCACTACAAACCTTTATAACTGCAACATGGTTGTCGATACGAGCGTTCAAATATTCAGTAACGTAGCGGCCATGCTGAAAAGCTTCAGAGGAATGCTTCCGTACAGTAATGGCGTGTATAAGATCATTGTGGACGATGATCCTGCGTCCAGTACCTTTACGTTCGATGCTGACAATATCGCTTCTGGAATCTCAGTACAAAGTACATCCCGCAAGGATAGATATAATCGCGTCATTGCTAACTTTGTAAACAAAGAAAAGAATTATGAGCCTGATGAGGTGAGTTATCCAGAGACAGGTAGCGCAGAACATACTGCATTCTTAGTTGCAGATAATAACTTCATACAAGAAACAACGATTGATCTTCCTGCTACAACATCAGTCTATCAGGCTAGAGATATAGCTAAGATTGCGCTGGAATTTAGTCGTTCGCAGAATTTAACTGTTAGTTTTACCGCTCATCAAAATCTAACAAGCCAGAACCCAAATGCCACTTGCCTCGTATGTGAAGTAGGCGACAAGGTGGTGCTGAACTATCCAGCCCTTAACTTCTCTAACAAGGAGTTTAAGGTCAGGGCAATGACAATCAATAACGACAGCTCGTGTAGCTTTACTTTATTAGAGCATGACGACACGCTCTACACTTGGTACGAGGATGACGAGGTTGCCACTGTAACTCCGCCTACGATAAGCGTGCCGAAGGTTGAGTTCATCAAGAATCCGATCACTCCATCAATACCCACTTTGACTGTTGAAACTGAGACAGATACGGATGGCGCAAGCAAAAGATATTTGTTGTTCACTGCAACTTCATCGACATACGAGTTTACCGATTACTATGAAATTAACTACCGCATAGGAACTTCAGGGGATTACTCAACGGTATTCCAGAAGAGTCCTCGATTTATCTTATATGGATTTACCGCAGGTAGCACTTATCAGTTTTATTACAGGATAATTGATAGATTTGGTGTTGCAAGTAACGCATCAGCAACCGTTGGATTCACAACAACTGTTGCTCATCAGAATGATTACAACGGGACAAGAATTGTTGCGGGGTCGCTAACAGGAACACAAGTAGAGGATGATTCACTTCCATTTGAAAAGACTGAAGCATTCTCAGCTAAATCATACGGTGGCACAGTTGCAAATCCTCATTACAAAGGATATGTCGGGCCAGCGGGTTCTGGATCAGGATTTGAAGCCTCTTCTTTCGCAATAGGCGGAAAGGGATACGATAACGACTCTGGAACCGCTATTAAAGGCGGAGTCATAGGTTACGCTGAGTTGGGGCCAGCTCTTCAGGCGATTACAGAAAACAGCAATAGTTATGGACACAGCGATTTTTACGGTGCGGCTACTTTACTGGGCGGGTATGTTTATGGAAGCCCGCCGAAGTTTACTTCTGATGTAAGACTTGCGTATATGAATATGGGCGGAGATTTTGTTCTCGGCGCACAAGAAGCCGCTCAAACTATATTTAGTACAGCAACCACTAACCCAGTTAGGGTCAACATGGTCAGCTCACAAGGCTGGGGCGATGGTGATGTAATTTATATAACTGGCGTTTCTGGAATGACGCAATTAAACGGAAACAGCTATTACATTAAGAAAATAAGCGGGGTTGCTCCTGCGTTCGATCTATACACAGATATAGATTTAACAGTTTCCGTAGACGGTACATCGTGGTCTGCCGGAAGTGGAGGCACGGCCCAAAACTTATCAAGACCGGAGTTAATAACTTCAGGAACATCTTTTACCCCTGCCGCGCACGTTCGGATTGCTTGGTTATATGGAACTGCTTATTCGATTTATACGTTCCAAGGTACAACAGGGCCATTTACAGCATCGCACGATGGCTTAATAGATAGAACGCTAGCTCAGCCTGAGATTGGCGATATTGTTGTGGATATTGATGTGTTCGCTTCTCCTAACGTCAATGACTGTATTACTACGATGAAAGTAAGCTCAGAAGCAAACCAAGTCGGAGTTATAGGAGTATGTGCGGGATACAATGATCGAGGGTTTATCCCTGCTTCTTTAGCTAAGACAACCAAGCAAACTGGTAATGAACCCAGCGAAGGGATAAAAGTTACTTTAAAAGATGAATACGCAAACCTTCCAGATCAATATTCGATGATAGCTGTCAACTCTATCGGTGAAGGGAAAATCAACGTCTGCGGTCAGGCGGGGAATATCTCTGTTGGAGACTTAATTGTCGCATCTGATATGCAGGGTAAAGGTATGAAGCAGAGTGATGATATAATTCGCTCGTACACGGTAGCTAAATCACGCGAGAATGTGACGTTCGCATCCGCTGATGAGGTTAAACAAATCGCTTGTATTTACTTAGGTGGATGATATGGCTGATCCAATCAAACTCGTACAAGGGGATACAGCCCCGCAAATCAAAGCAACTGTAACCCGTAGCGACACAGGCGATGCTGTTGACGTGTCTGATGCAACAGTAAAGCTCCATTTCCGTAGAAAGTTCTCTGAAACTGTATTGTTCTCACTGACCAACCAAGGCACATCCGATCAGGCCGCAGATGGCATTTGTATCTTTGTCTTTGCCGCAGGGAATCTTGATCTTGATGCTGGGGAGTATGAAGGTGAGATTGAGGTTCTGTTCAATGGTGGAACCCGTGAAACAGTGTATGAAACACTTAACTTCTTAATGAGAGAAGACTTCCAGTGAGTTTGAGCCTATCGGCGGCTATTGTTGCTAAGAGAATACTAGCCGCAATATCCGCTGGTAGGGTAAAGGCCGCTATATCAGCGGGACGAGTCCTTGCTTCTATCACCGCAAGCAGGATTAGCGCATCTGTAACAGCCGCACAACTTCAAGTTGCGATTGTTATTGGCCGGTTCATTGAGATATTGAGGACTCAAGACAATGTGTCTGTGTCTCAGATATTCAGTTTATTATTCGTCAAGAGATTATCTGACTCAGCAGACCTGACAGATGAACATACAATCGATTACGGTAAGAATGAGTCAGAATCTATTGGCGTTACGCAACTAGCCGCCAAGTCTGTATCTAAGCCAGAGACAGACGCCTTCTCAGCATCAGATGACAGCACGATTGCGTACGGCAAGAATCCAATCGAGTTTCCTAATCTCACAGAACAGGCTGTATTTTCATTCGGTAAATCTTTATCTGACACAGTAAACGCCACTGATGACGTTGATGGTAACGCAACCATCGAAGACGATCAGAATATGACGTACAACAAGATACGTCTAAATACAGCACAGGTTGCAGAGGCTCACGCGATTGATTTTGTCAGGGGGCCAATATCTGACGCATTTAGCGCATCCGATCTGCACTCACTGGCGTATGGCAAGGTTGTTAATGATAGCGGTGCGCTGACAGACTCAAACACCGTAGACTTTGGCAAGGCTCCATCTGATTCAGCCAACCTCACAGAGACACAGGAATTTGACCTAGGTACTGTCAAAACAGACTCAGCAAGCGTAACTGAAGCGCATGAAGTGTCATTTAGGTTTGTACAGGCCGATACAAGCTCTCTAGCGGACGATCACGCTGTTTCCTATGGCAGTATCCAAGCTGACTTAGGAAGCGTCACAGAGAGCATTTCAAACAGCCCAAGTAAAGTTCTGACTGACTCTGGTTCATTTACAGATGACTCTGTGTTTAATGTCGGCAAGAACCCATCTGATTCAGGATCGCTATCTGATCTGCACGTTGTCGATCTATCGAAGACACTAACTGACTCTGGCTCTGTTGCTGAGTCCTTTAGTCGAGTTGTAGCGTTTAGCCGATCATTTACTGAGACGATTTACGTTACAGATGATGTAAATGGTGCGGCAGTCGATGATGACCAGAACGCACAATTCTTCAAGAATCTTACAAACATTGGTTATACCTCTGATTCAGAGGTAAAATCAGTGGGTAAGAACCCGTCCGACTCTGCAAATTTCACGGAGTCAGGCGCGTATGAAGTGCAAGATTACGTTGATACGATGACGTATTTTGCTGAAAACTATGTCGGGACTACCGGCTCATTGTTCTAATAGGAGAACACCATGCTACAAGATAGCTTGAAACTAAGTGGACGGGTCGGAATTGTCCTACGAGACAAAGACGGCAATATCATTGACGAGCAGACGACTGAGAACTTGGTTGTCAACGATGGCCTGAACTTTATCTGTTCGCGGATGGAAGGCACGAGCCAAGACGTTATGTCGCACATGGCTGTTGGCACAGACAACACTGCCGTAGCCGCAGGGGATACAACTCTGGGTACTGAACTGGCACGAGTTGCTTTGACTAGCACCACAGTCTCTACAAACACCATTGAGTACGTTGCTTCATATTCAGCGGGTACTGGTACAGGTGCTTTGGTTGAGGCAGGTATTTTCAATGCCGCGTCAGCAGGTGATATGTTATGCCATGTGGTTTTCGATGTTATCAACAAGGCCGCCGCCGATAGCATGACGATCACTTGGACGATCACACTGACTGCATCTTAATTTAGGACGAGGAGCGTTTTTACATGGCTATTAAAACCCGCCAAACAGATGGTACTGGCGTAACCAATGAGAACGCTCCTCTGACTAATGAGGAATTAGACAACAATTTCATCGAGCTAGTTGCTGAAGATGCTTTGAAAGCTAACCTGTCTGGGGCCGCTTTCACTGGTCAAGTCACTATCAGTACAAGCACTGAAAATGCGCTCGATATTCTTGCAGGAACGAACAATCAAAGACTGCTTAGATTAAGCCATCCAACATCCCCTACTGCGGCGGGGGGATACTTTGACTTTAACTCCGATGGCACGACAGACGATAATGTTGTGACCTTTGGGGTAGAGTATTCTGGCACTGATTATGATGTGTTGAATATTCAGCGTTCAACCCAGCGCGTTGGCATAGGGACAATATCACCCTCCACTAATCTAGATGTTGTAGGGGCTAATAATAATACGTTTGACACTCCATACACAATTCTGCTTCAAGGCACTGATGCGTACAATTCAGGAAACGCTGGATCAGGAATTGTTTTTACTGGGGAGTATAATTCATCTGAAGCTAGTACAACTTTTGCTACTATTTCTGGCGTTAAAGAAAATATAACCGATGGTAATTTTACTGGCGCACTTCTTTTCGGAACCCGCAAGAGCAGTGGGACGGATATAGAATCCATGCGAATAGACTCTAGTGGTAACCTGCTAATTTCTGGAAGTAACACAACTCCAAATACCAATAGCGCAGGAACTACTGCTGATAATGAAATGGCACTGCGAAACGATGGATTAGCTTTGTTTAGTGCTTATAAAGCCACTACAAATGTTGGCGTGGTGATGGACATTAACCGCACAAGTACCGATGGGGGTATTCTTGGCTTCCGCAAAAACGGCACAACAGTCGGGTCGATTGGTACTAGAAATGGCTATCTCCACATTAGGACTGAGGCGGGAACAAACGGTTCTGGGATCAGATTTTCTGATGGGTATGTAATGCCTTGCGCTAGTGATGGCAGTAATAGTGATGCTACCACTGATTTAGGGTTGAGTGGTTCGCGCTTCAAAGACCTCTACCTATCAGGTGATAGCTACATTACATTCACTGATGATAATAGTTTTTCAGCATCTACAAGCTCATGGCATAACATCATAGTAAGGAACACAAGCGAGAACGCCAATAATTCTTGCGGGATTGTCTTTGAGTTAAATGACACTTATCACCAGAACGCAGGAACAGGCATTGCGGCTGTAAAAGCAAATACTTCAAATGACTATGGTGCTGATCTAGTAATCATTACGCGCCCTGAATCTGCGGCGGCGGTAGAAAGGATGCGAGTAACGAATGATGGCAAAGTCGGGATAAACGAAGACGATCCATCCGCCAAATTGCACGTTAATTCAGGAACTATCGACAATGTTGCTATATTTGAAAGTACAGATCAGGCCGCAAGTATAAGATTAAAAGATAATTCAACTTATTCCGCAGTCAGCCAATCTGGAAGCAATTTTGATATAAGTTCTGACGCTGGGAACACGGATGATGATTCTAAGCTCAGATTGCTTACAGATGGTGCTGTCAGGGCTGAATTAAACAACATCGGTATGTATGCAAGTGAGTTTCGCGCAATCAATTTATTTGACCTAGCGGGCGGAACCGGCAACTCCTATGACCATCGAGTTATCTTACTTGCTCCGCTTATTACGACTAGCACATCTCATCAAAACCGTGTCAATGGTCGTATTACGATGGCAAAGACCGGAGGTAATGTTTGCGACTTTTTTGATGTATACGTCAATAATGTCTACACCGATAATAGAGCGAGTTTTATATCACATGGGCAGAGAACTGGTCATAAGTTTGTTAGCTTTGACTATGACAATATTACTTGGTTGGGGATCGAGTTTGCGTACACAGCCAATCCATATAACGAAGCTTATTTCATCGGCCAAGCAATTACAGACATAAGTGGTGCGGCAGAACATCAATTAAAAGTCATTTCATACAAAGATACGCAGTCTGGAACGACAGTTCTTAACCAAGAGATTTACGATTCGATTGCGGATTACACTCCAAACGGTTTAGCGAAAGTAGATACGTCTTCATCAAGTTTTCTAAGTGGGCCTGTGACAATCGACAATTCTGATGATGTTGGGCTGACTGTAAAGCAATCAGCTACAAGAGGCGGAATCCGATTAGGCGGCGGTAACGGGACAGGTAATCATCGGCTGTACTTCCAAGCGGATGCGTCAAACGCTTATATTGACAGCTATGGAGGGGATGCATACAACTCATTATCAATAGAGGCTAGCCCATTAAAACTAAACAATAGCAGTAACGGCGCAATAACCACAGGCTCAGGCCAATTTACATTCAGTGGCGGAAGCACTGGCAGTTATGGGCCGATTATAAGCTCTACGTCTACTGGTGGCCCTGCGATAAAACTAGACTCAAATGGCACAAACGGAAAAGAACTTTGGCTTATATCTAACGCAAGTGGGAATACTGACGGTGGTGGAAGGTTCCAATTTTGGAATAATTCGGACAACAGAACATTTGCAACATTTGCCGCCAATGCCGGAGAAAGAACTAAGCTATATAACCCTGTCGAAATTGCTCACACAAATTTATCAGCAGAGCCATATTCAGGGTTACATATTAAGAATACTAACTCCGCTAGTGGGGCGGCCTACACAGGTTTGTATGTTGATGCCGCTATTCAATCTCACATTCGTCTTGCTACTGCGGGATCGCTTAAATGGCAGATGCGTACAGGCACGACTACGAGTGGTGAATTAAGATTCTATTCTTGGGACGGTAGTGCTGACGTATTTACACTTGCCAGTAATGGCAACGCTACTTTAACTGGCGAATTGACAGTCAACTCTGACGAGCGCATCAAAGACAACATCGAACAGATTGATGGTGCGCTTGAGAAAGTACAAGCTATTCGTGGTGTAACCTTCAACAGAACTGATACTGATGACGATACACGCCATGCAGGGGTAATCGCTCAAGAAGTAGAGAAAGTCCTGCCAGAAGTGGTCAAAGACGGCGAGGATGGTATTAAGTCAGTCGCCTACGCAAACATGGTCGGCCTACTCATCGAAGCGATTAAAGAACAGCAGACTCAGATTGACGATTTGAAGGCAGAAGTCACTCGACTGAAGGGGTTTGAATAATGGCAACTACATACGGTGCAAATGGTCAGCAAGTCGTTCAGACTATAACCACATCAGACGTTGCGTTTTTTTTGATAAATTTAGAGCCTTATGTCAATCGGATCAGAGTCAACTATAAGATGAAGGCCAATACACTGGGAACGCCATACATCAGATTCTTCAATGCCGCCAATACAAATGATGCGGCAACCCGAATGTATATTAAGGCGCATAATGTTGATGAGGCTCCTACTGATACTCATACTTATTATACAAGTGGCACTGCGTTAAATCAGGAATTTCATTACGTTTCCTCTTTTTATCACAATGCTACTACAACTTATCCTACTGATTTTTTGGATTTAACAGTCATCAGAACCAGTTACGATCATTTTTTTCAGCCCGCTTTCTTTTCCGAAGATAGTTACATAACCAGTTCTGGGACAAGACGTATTTCTCATGGCGGCGGCACTATATCCTATCGCTCATCGGCAGATGAAGAACCTTTGGGGATGTTGATTGGCTTTAACAATAATGGTCAATTTGCAAAGGCAAATGTTAAGCATTGGGTGGAAGGCCAAGTTTTTGAGGGCGTAAACTGATGGCTTTCAATCTTGTCAGAGAGGGGTTTGACTATAATGCTAGACAAAGCGTTACTACAAGCAGTCCGACTACGACAGAATTTAATGTAGATATTCCATCTGGAGACAGGGTTACGAGAATTGAGTTTCAGTGTTACCCATCAAGCTCAACTGGGACAATAGACCCAATCATGGATTTTTATGATGCTAGCAACAACCAGTTACGTTGGACGGGAAATTACAGGACTCATCGAGGCGGATCAACTCGGGGGCATTCTTCATCACTTAACAACTTAAATTCTGTATTCTTAGGCGGCTTTCAAATTGATAATTCACCAAGTTACCACTCAAATTGGTTTATCGAGGTAACAAATCTATCTGGATACAACACGAACGTCATGTTTCGCGGATCGTACAATTCAACAACCACTGGGTACGAAACTATGATTTACGGGGCTGTAAGGATTGGAGGAGCCAATGGTTCTGTTGTTGAAGTCAGAAAGGTAACTCTTTCTCTTTTTGGCGGTACAGCATTTGATGTTGCTAATTATATCAGCATCGTGGGGATTGATTTGTAATGGCGATCTTTACTGGTTCAGGATTTGATTGGGTACAACTGCTAGAAGTTAGTGATACATCAAGCGAATATGAAACAGAACACATCATCTCTTGGAATGAATATGTAGAGTCTGGCACTGTTACGGAAGGGACATATATGATTTATATATGCTATACCCAAGCAACAGTTGATGGCACAACTAGTCTAAATACACAAAATGCTAGCCCAAGCTTCCAGATGATGAATCAAGGCACTGCCTTGCCTACGACTTTTTTTACTATCTCTTGGCATAATGGTTTTAATTGGACTTATAACTCTACTGAAAGCTCTGCCACAGCGCAAAGATTCTTTTCTGGAACAAATCCGACTTTCCCTAGCACATTACACAGTGTTGTTGTAAGAATGGAATTGCGACTAGAGGTTGGCAATTGTGCCTATCGTGGACAAGTAGTAGGGCCGATATGTCCAGACAAAGGTAGGCCAATTCAAGGATACTTTCATGGGCGAGTACATGACTATACTAATCTTCCAACGAATATGAGATTGTTCACTTTTACTAGCAGTATTGGTAGTGACGTATACTTCCCAAGGTGCGTTGCAAGTGCATATCGAATGAATACTTCATGGTGATTATATGATTGAAGAAGGACAATACCCCCCAACTCCTGCGCGTGATGACTTGCCAGATGAGTCAACAGCAGAGATAAATCGCGTCAATAGAGATTATCTGCTAGAGCAATCAGATTGGACGCAACTCTCTGATGTAAATCAGCAGACTCGCTATGCGTATGTTGGCTATCGTCAGGCTTTGCGTGATCTTCCCGATCATCCAAACTGGCCTCGGTTAGCAGTAGAGGATTGGCCTAAAAAACCAAACGTCTGATATAATTCGTTGACTTTAAAGGAGGTTCAACGTGGATAAGCGTACAGTAGCTTCAGCACATGAAAGAATTGATGAGCTTGCATCAGAGTTTGCCAAGCATGAGGCTGTCTGCACTGAGCGTTGGACTGAGACAATTCTAAGAATCAAACGAATCGAAGCCATAATGATCGGCACAGCAGGTGCAACCATCATGCTCCTCATTTCCCTTCTCGCTAAGACGTAGCCATGATCTTTGAAGCCATAGCCGCTATCAAGATCGCAAACGAGGCTATCGGCGCAATCAAAGAGTTTGCAGGTCACATTCAATCTGTTGGTGAGATGGGGCCGCAACTTACTAAACTCGCTGATGCTAAAGGCGAAATAGAAAAGAAAGCTAAAGATGGCGACATGGATGCTTTTTTTGCCTTGGAAGATATTCGTAAGAAAGAAGCTGAAATTAAGCAAATGTTTATCTATAACGGTCGGGCAGGACTGTGGGATGACTACCAGAAGTTCATAGCTAACCGTAAGCAAATGCGGGAGAACGAAAAGAAACGTGCAGAAGCTAAAGCACTGGCTCGTAAAAAAGCCATACAGAATGGATTTTTGTATGGTGCTGTTGGCATTGCTGTTCTCGGTGCTGTGGGCGGGGCCGTGGCCCTATTACTGTGGCTTATTAGCCTTAAAGGTAAGTAACTTATGAGTATGATTCAGGACATTATCCGTTTACCGCATGGACTATTAGGCGTTGCGGCAAATCATTATCAAGGTCTTTCGCACGTCCACAAGTTCGGTGCTGTCCCTGCAATGAGTCAGAATAGTACCGGAACAATCTGGGACGTAAACGACACAGCCTACCCTTGGTCATCCTTTACTTCTGCTGGAACGCTGTCTGTACCGGCTGTCAATGCGTCTGATAATGGTAAAACGATACGGATTATCGGTTTGAACGCATCCTATGACCTAATTCAGGAGGTTGTGACTGTTTCCAGTGCTGAAGCGACAGCTACTACCAGTTCATTCATTCGTGTAGTAGAAGCCTTTATTACAAACGGATCAGCAATAAATGTAGCTGACATAAATGTTCAAAAAGGCGGTGTGACTGTTATGCGGATCACTGCTGGCAAGGCTGTATCTCATGCCGCGATTTACACTGTTCCGGCTGGATACACAGCGTACATAATGAAAGGCGCGGCTACTTGTCAGGATGGTGCTGATGCGACTGGCGATATGTACGTTCGGTATTTCGGCGAAGCCTCTTTTCGCGTAGGTCATTCTTTTGAATTTTCTGGTGCTGGCGGCGAGTATATGTATGACTTCGGTATACCTCTACGAATACCAGAAAAATCTGATATTGATATAAGAGCGACCGTCCGATCAAACAACGCCAGGATCACTGCGGCATTTGATATAATGCTTATTGCGGACAAGTCTTAGTGGACCCTTTAACTGCGATAGCTGCTTTTAACGCAAGTTACGCAGTTGTCAAAACTGCGGCAAGCAACGCAGGTGAAATATCACAGATATTTGCCAACATTGGCAAGATGATGACAGCCAAGCAAGCTGTCGAGAAAGCGGTTGCCAATAGCCCAGAAAAGTCCGACCTAGAACTCTATGCTGCCCAGGTGGAGCTAGAGCAAAAGTGGGCAGAAATCAAAGAAATGCTGGTGTACAGTGGGCATTGGAACCAGTATCAAAAGTTCGTTGAAGATAGGCGCGAAGCCGAAAAGCAGAAGAAAATCGAGGAAACCAAGGCCAAGCTCAAGAAGCAGAAGATGCAGCAGGACATTGCGATTATTGTCGGTGGTTCACTGGCGGCTATCGCTGTTGTCTTTGCTTTTATCTGGGTAATCTCATCAGCAAAGGGGTGAGCCATGTGGATTCTATTTGTGATTTTGTTAGAGGTTGATCGGTATATCGTCGCTCCGCAGGGCGTATATCCCACGATGGTTGATTGCTTTGAGGCTAGAGACTTCTTCATGGCTACCGCACCACAGCCAAAGATTAACTACGACTCGATCTGTATTCAGACAGATCACAATATAGGAGGCACATAATGATCGGTGTCATCAGCAAGATGCTAGGATCAGGCAATGTAATCGAGAAGGGTCTTGACCTGATTGACAACATGCACACCTCAACAGAGGAAGAGATTGCCGCAAAAGCCAAGGCAAAAACGGACTTGCTCTCCGCATATGCACCATTCAAGCTCGCGCAGCGTTACCTGGCGCTGATGTTTGGATTAACATTTTTGTTGAGTTACGTCTTAGTTCTGGGCATGACAATCTCAGGCCAGGGCGATCCAGACGCAGTGACTAAGGTCATGGAGCAGTTCAGTATTAACTATGCCATGCTCATCATCCTTGGCTTTTACTTTGGCGGAGGAGCCGTCGAAGGATTCATGGAGAAGAAAAAGAAATGACTTGGAGTTCACCATTCTTCACAGAGGAAGAAATGCGATGCCAGTGTGGGTGCGAGCAGGACGGTATGCACAAAGAATTTATGGAGAAGCTGACAAGCCTCAGAGCGGATTGGAGTCAGCCGATGACAGTGACGAGCGGCTACCGCTGCCCGAATCATCCCATAGAGGCAAGGAAGACAAAGCCAGGCGCTCACGCAAGCGGCAGAGCAGTTGATATAGCGATTCAAGGAGAAGACGCATACAAGTTCCTGTGTGCGGCGCTAGGGCATGGATTTACTGGGATAGGTGTGAACCAAAAGGGTTCCGCGCGCTTCATACATCTGGATGATTTAACCAGAGATGAGGGGTGGCCTCGACCGACCATTTGGTCATATTGATAAGTTGGGTCAATGGAGAAAAGGAAATTTCCTGCGACCCAGGCAGAGGCACTAAGACAAGGTGTTACTTACTATTTCACCGGCAAGCCATGTAAGCATGGTCATCTGTCGGAGCGATTCGCTAAGAACAAGAACTGCCGCGAGTGTTTACGCATACGAAATCGCGCTAGAACAAAAAAAGATTACTGGCTCGACTACGGAGACGAAGCCTACAAGCAGCATAAAAGAGATCGAGCGAAGCGATATGCAGACTCAGAAGCCCACAAGCGAGCAGTTAAGAATCGCCGATACTTTGAGAAGAAATCACGAGTCGCAACCGATAAAGGCATTACAGAGCTACGCAGGATTCGACTTGAGGCACAGTTGTTATCTATCGATACTGGTATAAAGCACGAAGTTGATCACATCATCCCACTGATCCATGAATTGGTGTGCGGACTAGACGTACCGGATAACGTACAGGTACTCACTAAGGCAGCCAACAGGCAAAAAGCATCGCGGTTCGACTCAGACAGACAGTCACAGATTCAGGACGAATTGATCAAAAAAAAGCCCTCAAAAGAGGGCTAAAGTCTCCTGCATAGGGGGGCAGGTGAGGGAAAGTTCGATGAACTCCCTTGCAATTTACATGCCACTCATCTTATTTGCAAGGTTTTCAATCGGATAGTCCGGGCTTCTTTGGCGGGAGTTACTTTTTCGGGTTGTGCTTTGTAGTGTCGTCTAGGCCATTTGACGGTAAACTCGCCCACCTGTGCGACTTCGCTATCTTGCATTTCCGACATAATCTTGGTTTGCACTGTACCGATCTCTGCTTCGATGTCTTTAGCTTTCTGGAGTAGTCCAACCAATCGTTCCACATCATCAGCGAGGCTGTTGAGTTCAACAGGATCAGTATTCCCTCCTTGATGTGTCTTGCTACAGTCATCTACGTTCACCGGCGGATAAAATCTTTCTTCAGCCACTCTATCACGGAAGTCGAGACAAAGATCACCGATCACTTGTTGCATGACTGGATCGCTACGATAAATCTTGTAATGACGATAGTTGCCGCGATGCACTGTGGCTAGAATGCCAAACTTCGCATCGACAGCCATCATCTGCATCTGTAACTGTACTGGACCACGCCAGATTGGCGTTTTAGCGTCATAGCGTTGTTCGGTGGTCTTCACCTCGATTGGAACGGGTCCGCTGAGTTCGATGTGCGGTAATTCTCCATCAATCTCAACCAAGTCATTAGCGAATATTGTTGTAGTGTTTGGCAGTGTAATAAGTGCGTCCATAGAGCATTGCCAACTGCCGTCTTCGGCGTGAAAAACAGACGGGGATAGCTCTGGGTCAGGTAAGCCAAGTTCTTGGCAAACATCGACTGCAATGGTCGATTCAAATAGGTTGCCGCAATAAGCGGGTTCACTATGGGCGTTATCACGTTCGTACTCTCCATGCTTCGCTGCGATGGACTTCCTCAGTTCATCGTTTGGCGTTGAGTAAGGATGCCCTTCCTTGGCGATTAGCCAGGCATACAGGACCGGGATTCTACTCCCAGACATCAGCCGATCATCGGATAGTTTTCCTACCATTTGTGTTTCCCTTTGTCTAATTAGTTGACACTCAGATTAAGGGGCGTTAAGTTAGTTGTCAACAGGAGGTGTTATGACACTTGAAGAAACAATCAAATACTACGGGAGTATTAAGGGGCTGGCTGATTCGCTTGGGGTTAGTCGGCAGACGATCTACCTGTGGAAGAAGAAGGGCAAGATTCCTTTCGCTAGACAAGCACAGATCGAACTTGAAACCAGAGGAAAGTTAAAGGCAAAACAATGAGCAACCATTGGGAAAATCGTGTGAACAGAAAAATAGACCCAGAAGACATTCCCTTGATCCATGCGCTGTACAAGGAAGGGTTAACTCAAAAGCAGATTGCTGAGAAGTTTGAGATAACTAATGCCCATGTCAGCAAGATATTGAAGGGGAAGACCTGGAAGCATTTGGTTATTCAGTCGGATATTGCCGACAAACAGGCAGAGCCACTCAACAACAAATGTCATTGCGGTGAGAAGGCTGTGATCTTTGAAGATGGAATTTACGAATGCGGGTCGTGTTGGTCGCAGTTAAGGAAGAGCATCGTCAATGGGAAGTAAGCGCGGAAAAGTGTTAAGGAAGCTTAGAAAAACGTACATAAAAATGTTGTACGCATTTTCTAATGGACTGATTGCCAGAGGATACGAGTTAGAAGACAAAGCCATTCGATTGGAGCTTAAGCTGAAAAATGTCGATCAATAGCAGAAACAAGGGCGCGTCAGGTGAACGCGAGTGTATTAAGGCCATCTATGACCTCACTGGCATTGAGCTACAGCGTAACTATTCCCAGACTGCCTGGGGCGGTCATGACCTCATTGGACTTGATGACTGGGCTATTGAAGTCAAGCGATATGCGGTCGCTGATACCGCATCAAAAAAGAATTGGTGGCGACAGGCTGTTGATCAAGCCAAGCGGGTTCATAAGCGTCCTGTCGTTATCTACAGAGCAGATCGCCAGCCTTGGCGCTGTATTGTGCAGTATCCGCTGCACATTGAGTTGTATGACATTGGAGACTTCCGGTGTACATGCGATGTGGACCTAGAGCTATTCTGTGGATGGCTCAGAGAAGAAATGTAAGAGGAAAAACGATGGACTTATCTCAAGTCAGCAAGGGCGGCAAGATGAAGCCGCCAAGGATATTGATCTATGGACAGGCAGGAATTGGAAAGACGACTTTTGGATCGGCAGCGCCGAAGCCTATCTTCCTCCCTATCGAGGACGGACTTGGCAAGATCGAAGCAGATGCTTTCCCAAGCCCAAAGTCATACACAGAAGCCAGAGATTCGCTTGATGCCCTTATCAAGGAGGATCACGACTACAAAACGATAGTTGTGGACTCACTGGATTGGTTAGAGCCGTTGATCTGGTCGCATACTTGTGATGCCAATGGTTACAAGACGATTGAACAACCAGGCTACGGTCGTGGCTATGTGGAGGCGCTCAAGTATTGGCGTGAGTTCTTGGATCGGCTGAACTATCTGCGTGACATGAAGGCGATGCAGACGATCTTGGTTGGTCACTCGATCATCCGTGAGTTCAAGTCGCCAGACACCGATGCGTTTGATCGCTATCAGATCAAGCTGCAACAGAAAGCGTCTGACCTTGTGTGCGAGCATTCGGATGCGATATTGTTCGCCAACTATAAGAAGTCAACCATGAAGTCTGAATCGCGTGGCGGTCAACGCACTCGCGCTGTCGGGACTGGGGAACGTATCCTCTACACAGAGGAACGTCCTGCGTGGTTGGCAAAGAATCGTTACGGGCTACCATCTGAGATGGAGCTTTCATACGATGCATTCCTCAAAGCATTAAAAGGAGAAAAGTAATGTTTGATGCAACTCAATATGTGTCGCAGAACACTGAATCTGCACCAATGGACCGCTCACCTATCCCTGAAGGGAACTACACAGCCAAGATGACTGGCTTTGAGCGTCGAGCGATGAAGTCTGGCAATGGCGAACTGCTGAACGTCGAGTTTACAGTGACCGTTGGTAGCACTGCTCGCAAGTGTTGGCATAACTTCAACATGACTCACACCAACCCAAAGACGGTCGAGATTGCAATGCAACAGCTAGGCAATTTCTGTATCGCTACTGGGTACAACTCGATCCAAGACCCATGGAACCCTGTGGAACTGATGGACAAGGAGTTGGAGGTCTACATTGCCATTGATGGCGAATATAACCGCATCAAGGCGTTCAAGAAGAAAGAGACTAGCCAGATGGATGCAGGTCAGAAGTTGTATGGCACGAATCCTGCACAAGCGACTCCTCCGTCTGATGCACCCGTAGACGACGCGATACCTTTCTAGTATGAGCCAATTCAACGACTTAGAGGCTGCCTTTGAGGAGTTGGAGTTTCTGGTGGGATCGGAAGCCCGGTCCCATCGGATCATAAGAACTACAAAAGGCATGTATCGTGTCAAGTCGTTTGACGGCTATGATGCGAAAGGGGAAGTTATCTGTGAACTCAATATTAGAAATGTCGTGGGGGAACGCCTCATCAACCTTCAGCGAGGCGCTAAACTTAAAAGGCGGCAGTCAGGAAAGAAAAGGTCCGTGTCCGGTATGCGGGGGAACTGATCGGTTCTGGATACGTCCAGGGCGAAAGTTACCAATCATCTTTGGGTGTCGCGCCGGTTGCACCTACCCTGAAATCATGAAGGAACTCGCTGATCGCGGGTTAGTACAAAACGAGAAACTAAGCAAAGAAGTCATCCACCAGTTCAAGGTGGAAAGCCCTGTGCCGTATCAACTGCACCTGTGGGCATTGACTGTCTTGGACATAGTGGCTGAAGAGGGGTGCGAAGAAGAAGATATACCGACCTTTCGAGACGCAGCGGAAGTCCTGTCAAGGGCAAATAGAAATGGGGTGACTGCGATGGATCGAGATTTCTTCTGGACCCACGCAGAAATAATAGAGAAGGGATTGATCAATGAGCGAATTTGACTTCGATGCGGAGCTGAAAAAGGTCAAAGAATACGAAGAATATGCGGCTGAACAGCCAGAGAATCTGTATCCCATAGAGGATTGGGATATGCAGATCACCATGCCGACTTGGACGCTTGATCGGATGATCCCCGCCAAGTCGATTGGCATGTTGTTCGGGCCATCCAACTCAGGCAAGTCACATCTGATCTGTGACGTTATAACGTCAATGATGATTGGCGAAGATCAGTGGCAAGGTCACGCCATGCAGTCAGGTGATGTTGTGCTGTTCTCTGAGTCACAGGGGCACATTCTGGCGCGTCTGAAGGCGTATTTGGGGTACAAGGGTAAGCCAAAGACGAACGCCCTGTACGCGCTTCCTACGAAGGCGCTAGAGGTGCATCAGGTGGAGTCTCTGGGTAAGTGGATGCAGAAGCTGCCTAACCCGCCAATGATGATCGTGTTCGATACTCTGGCGACGATGTTTTCCTTTGAAGAGAACGACAACAAGGAAGCGTCTAAGCTGATCAAGCGCATTGAGGATCACATTGTTCCGAATCTGGACCCTAGTGGCTGCGTCGTGATCGTGCATCACACGAGCAAGGCATCCGAAGGTCGTTCAGCCAGAGGTGCGTCTGCGTTGATCGGGAACATCGACTGGTCGATCAATGTGCAGTGGGAGAAGGACATTGAGAAGACTGTCGCTCGATGGGACAAGGATCGTTGGCGGATCATTGATCATTCGCCACAGTGGGCAGGTCAGGGTCACCGTGTGCCGGTGAACTTTACCAACGGTCAGGCTGAAGTCATGATCCTTGATTGGGAAGAGTTCAGCGAGGATGCCGTTGAGGTCGCCAAAGAGCTTCGTAAAGAGGTTGAGATGGACGCAATGAAGGCGAAGGTGGCGGAAGCTGTTCGTCTCGCCAGGAAGCCGATATTTATCCATACGAACACAAGGGCAAGGATTCCTGCTGGCTGCGTTCCATTCCGTTTGTCAGACGTTGTGGACAACACCAGAAACGTCCCAGCAATGATCGAATACATCAAGGATTCATTTGCTTGGGAGCCGGTTTATACGCCAAAGGGAATCGAGGTCGGGATAAATGTTGTTGGTGGTCAAAACCCCTAGTATATATACCACCAACAACAACAACATTTGAGGTATTTAAGTGGGTCTATTAAAGCGTGATTTCATAGTGATAGGGGGACTTGTTGTCCCCTATCTATCACTACAAAATCCCTTCACTTTAAGACCCTCTAAAAGTTAATAGGAACATCAAGAATGCAAAAGAAAGCTCAAACATATGACACACCTATGTTAGCGATGATAAAGGCGCTGAACGCACATGTTGGCGAAGAGATCACTCTTGGCGAATTAAGAGACGATTGGTACTTCCATCTGGCTCATAAAGACGACAATCGGTTCGTGTACTGGCTAGATAAGACGATGGAGGTGGTCAATGGTCAAGTGCAAGTGATTTACAAGAAGAATCCTGGCTGGTATACGGAAGTTAAGTTTGCGGTTACCGAGAGGATTGAGGTAGGTGAAAGTGGATTATTATAGCGGCACTTGGCTTGAGGACGATGGCGAAGACGGCTACATCGAGCATCATGTCAAGTGGGCTAAGTACAAAGCCACTCAGACTGAGCCAGAGGAGTGGATTCTGATGGAGGTCGATGGTGACGAAGAACATTTCTGTGATGCTGAGAAGTGGAAGAAGGCAGAGGATGCGTTTGGTGATACGCATTTAAGCTATGCCGGATAGTTTAGCTATCACTGGCGTAATCATCTTTGTGGTCATAGGTGTATACACGTTGTATGCACTTTCACAGTGGGGTAAGCATGATGAGTGATTTGAAGGAAATGGCAGACGGGCATCGTCAGTCTTTTGCGAGGGCAGTCAGTCGTTGGGCTGATGGGGATGAACTCCAGTTCCGTGTAACGCCAGGCGCTACAAACTATGGATCAGTTGATCGCTGGCATACGATGAATCGACCTGAGTTCCATCCTAACTTTTCTTATCGCGCCGTTGGCGAAGTTGAGAAACTTAACATCATGGCTGCGATGCACGAAGGGTACGACGATTAACGTATCCCATAGTGGGGTATAATCGGTTTACTATCCCACGGAGGTCATATGGCGGTCGAGTTCAATATCAGCAAAACTAGTACGGCTCCGTTGGTCAAGAAGTTCCCATTCTTGTTCCGTTATGCTGTTTCTTCAGCACTCAACGACACTGCTTTCCAAGTCCGCAAGCGTTGGAAAGAGCAGATGAGGCGGGTTTTCGATAACCCAAGACCTTACACATCAAATTCTGGTCGAGTGATGCGTAGAGCCACTAAGGATAACCTTAGTGTCCTGGTTGGCTTGGAGGACACAGCAAAGGGTGGAACGGCTCCAGATAAATACTTGGCTCCTCAAATCTATGGTGGCCCAAGAGCGCATAAAAGATTTGAGAAGGCCATTCTCAGCAAGTTCCCGCAGTTTGGCAGGAATGTTTTCTTTGTCCCAGCCAGGGGCAATAACTCAATACTTGATAGCAAGGGCGACCTTCGCAGCAAGTTTGTCACAACAATGCTTTCGCACTTACAAGCCTTTGGCGAACAGGGATATAAGGCAAATATCAAGAATCCTAAAAAGAGCCTTTACTTTCCAATTTTTAGAAAGGGCGACTTTGCTAATTTGCCTCCTGGCATATACAAGCGGGATTCTGTAGGAAGCAAAAACTTTGAAGCGGTACTGATTGCCGTTAGGCAACCACAGTATAGGAAGAGGTTCTATTACTTTGAATCTTCTGAGAAGACCATCAAACAAACATTCGGCCCATCATTCTCCCGTAGGTTCCAGAGAATGGCAGCGAAGCAAGTCAAAGAGTACAACTTAACCAACGAAGCAATCCTTCGTCGCCGCCAAGTTGCAGGAAGAATTAGAGATATTCAAGCATCTCCTGATGCTTTCCGCCCAGGCTCATCGTTAGTTCTTCGTTAATGTATCCCACGGTGGGGTAGCAACTTTATTTACTATCCCACGGTAGGGTTCTCATCCCTGCTTACTATCCCACGGTGGTCACTTGCTGTATCCCACGGTGGTCATCCTATTTACTATCCCATGGTGGGGTTATTTACTATCCCACGGTGGGGTCGGTCGCGCATTGATCATTTTTTGACCAATCCCGGTTTTTGCTGCATCGCACAATATTGATCAATATTTGATCAATTTGCCCTCGATTTTGGTCAAAATTTGATCAATTTTCTCGCATCCGCACAATATTTGATCATTTTTTGCACACCGATTCGGTAACACTTCCCGCGCCCGGTAACACTTTCGTTCCGTTTAGTAACACTACTTTAGTCTAATACGAAATTGCAAGTTATTGTTTTTATTGCCGTTTTTTGATTTGGCATAAAGTCTGCATTTACAGTTTCATCGCTGCATACAAGGCGAAAACGAAAAACCAAATAGGGGAATAAACATGCAAACAATCACAGTTCAAAATTGGAACGGCGACATTGAAGTTAACCGTGACGAATTCGTCCAGCGTTGGATGGACCAGATCACGGGTCTTTGGACGATTTGCTATAACGAAGCTGATTATGAAAAGGCTGAAATTGTGCGCGCCAATCTCAAAAGCTTGGCGGGTAATGCGTTCGATACTTTATACCTCGAAAAGATGGGCGCTGAATCATGAAGCGCCTTTTCTCTTCTTTGTTCGGTGGCGTCGCTCTTTGTGGTTTCGCTTGGATGATCGCGGCGCTTCTTTTGGGCGCTGCTGATATTGCGATCGCTTGTGCGATCGCTTGTGCAATTGGCGCGATATTGTGCGCGCTGCTAGATGATAAAAAATTAGGGGAATAAACATGCAAGCATTAAATGAGAACATCATGCGCGCCGCTATTGCTGGCGCTTATAACGTCCACTTTACGCCAAAGAGCAGCAACGCGAAAATTGGACCTATCCCGGCGACAGTATCAGAGCGCAAAACCTGCCCGACCGGCTGCCCGTTTTATGATTCTGGATGCTATGCGGGCGTTGGCCCGGTTTCTTGGCATTGGAAAAAAGTCACAGCGGGCGAACGTGGCGACAATTGGGCGACCTTGTGCGCGAACATTGCAGCGCTGCCAGCCGGTCAATTGTGGCGACACAATGTCGCTGGCGATCTACCAGGCGACGGCGAAACAATCGACGAAGTGGCGCTCAATGCGCTTGTGAGTGCGAACAAGGGCCGCAAAGGGTTTACCTATACCCATTATCCCACCACGCCGCAAAATTTGGACATAGTGCGATTCGCGAACCTGCAAGGGTTCACGATCAATCTGAGCGCCAATAACTTAGAACATGCGGACGAATTGGCCACGCTCGGCAATGTTCCTGTCGTTGTGGTGCTGCCAGAGGACGCGCCGAAAACACTAATCACGCCACAAGGTCGCAAGGTCGCGACCTGCCCGGCGACCTATTCAGACACCAATTGCAAAGAGTGCCAATTGTGCCAGCGCAAAACGCGCCGCGTTATTGTTGGTTTTCCTGCCCACGGCGCGCAAAAGAAAAGCGCCGACATTATCGCAAGGGGTTAACTATGTTTTTCGTTATATGGTCGAAGAGAGTAGGCGGACGCGCAGACGCGCCGCTAATGGATTATTGGCAAGCCTTTGAAGACTACAGCGACGCGGCGCGCCTATATGCGGCGCTGCTAGACGACGGCGCGATATATAGCGCGACGCTATGCGATCACGTGATCGCGTCCACTGATTACGAAACAAAACAAGGGGCGCGTGATGATCGATAATCTTGCAGCGATTCAATTGCATGGGACCAACGCCCTACCCGAAACTATCGCGACGCTAGCGGCGTTTCTACTGCTGCACTACATAGCAAACCGATAACCCAAAACCTACCGAAACCGGGCCGCATTCGCGGCCCTTTTTTTTATCCCGTGGTGGCCAAACTTTGTACAGCGTTGTATCCCACGGTATATAGCGCATTTTTTGTACAGCGTTGTATCGATCCGTATATAGCGCAAAATTTGTACATCGTTATATACGCGCCGACATAACGGGTCCCTTCGCGCCGCATGCCCGCGAGG